ATGAAGAAGTCACAGTAGTCTGGTGGAAGTACGTTGTCGTAACACTTAACAAAATCAGCTAGGTTCATATTATTTTGGAGGTTTGGGTGGAATATCCATGTAAGTGCCCCAAGGAAGTCTCAGTGCAATGTCGACATCTTCAGGGCCACCATTGTCCAACCACATCTTGGATATGTTGAGCATGATGTAGCCCTGTTCTATTACATACCTGACTTCATATCCAGAGTGGTCATACACTCCATCAGGTGCCCAAGGAAATTGCTTCCTCGTATGTCGGTTGGCAGGATCAAAAGGTAAATCACTCACTCAAATAGATCCTCATTCCATTCACGATGCCCTTCACGGAAAGCCATATTAGACTGTGTTTCACGCACCTCAACACGATAACACCATAAACGCTTAGCCTCACCCACACCCCAATAGTCAGGGATGTACACGCCGTTTACATACTTGTATAGCTGATCAGCAAGACCTTCACATCCAAGTTTAGGAAGAATAGTTAGCTTTGCCATCTTCTTCTCTTGCAGAATCTTATATGTTTCAAGTTCAGGATCATCCTCTGCTACAAGTAGTGTATGATCAAATTGATCCTGTAATACCTCTTTCAGTTCTTTCAATCCACCATAATCAGCTGCCCAGTTACGAACATCAAGATCATTAGTACCAAAGAAGAACTTCATTGAGAAACTATAACCATGAATCAGATTGCAATGACTATCAGCTCTCCATTGACGATATGCTACTGGAAAGGCATCCACATACTCTTTAGTACTTGTGTACTTGTAAGAGATAGGAGGATACTTTGTTATTGCTATATTAAAAATGTCCATTCTTTTCCCACCAAAAGTTAACCCACTCTTTATCTACATCTCGGTCTATTTGTCTGAACCAAAAGTCTGGAACAGCAAGATCTTGCGCTGTGTTATACACAATGCATGCAACACTAACATTAATCTCATCTTCCCTACCCCAGATGTCCAACAGCTCTCGAATGGTTTTACCGCTGTCTATAATATCATCTACAAGAAGTATTCGTTTTCCTTCAATGATTGATTGATAGAGATCCTCTGGACAGTATTGGAGTCCCGTATCTCTTGTGGACCACTCCACAACCCGTAAAGGAACCTCAAGCCTGTGAGACAGAACAGTAGAAGCAATAAGACCACCACGACTGATTCCAACCACAGTGTCAAATCGGATCTCACTCTGTCGGACTTGCTGATCAAGGCAAGCCATCGCTTTGAAGAAAACATCAGTTGTTATGTCCATAAAGTATTCTTTTCACGTACCCCACGCATTACGCCAAATGTCTACCTGGAGACGAGGGCTATATCTCCAACCACGTTTCATTGCCATTTCAGCTACTGCTTTGTAATTATTAAAATAAAGTTGATCAGTACCACCAACAGGCATTAAGTATACATCCCCATTGATGCCAGCACCACGGTATGCTTCAATAGCACGGTCAATCTCATACATGTCAGTTTCTTTATCTACTACAAACTTAAAGTATACTTCACCATACCAATCATATATCTTTACAACCTCAGGTAAAATTGCATCTTCCCATTTTTCACCCGATGGACTCAGCTTAGCACTAACAGAGAAAATAATCTCTGTATCACCCTTATAATATTTTGAATAATTATACAAAAACTTCTTAAAGTCTTCTGTTAGATTCTGGGTACCGTTAGTCTCAAATGTGATAGACTTAATTCCCTTCATCTTCTCATGTGTTAGCAAGTCTTCATACGAACGTTGCCATCCAAGAAGTGGTTCACCACCAGTGATAATTAGATGCTCGTTGTTCCATTTATTCTCTGGTAACATCTCCATGATTGTTTCTACAATTGTATCAGTATCAAGTACAGGAGATAGATGTTTAAACCTTGGATCCCAACTAGCATACGAATCACACCCAGTATGCACTAGAGGCAGATGATTGTATGATTTGTACTGTGCTATATTGACAGCTATTGGTTCTCTTTCGGTAGATTGCTTTCCTGCAGGCATACCAAATCCACTACAGGTAAAGTTACATCCAAACGTCCGTAGAAACACACTAGGTGCACCAACATACTTACCCTCACCCTGCAAGCTGTAAAACAGCTCGGCTACTTTAATTTTGCTCATGTTCTGGCACCTTATAAGATTTTTGACGCTTGTTCTTTTGTCTCATTGCTTGATCATAGTGAAACTTGTTTGCCTTGAATGTAAAATTAACACCATCAAGATGATCCATTTCATGTAGTACGCACCGTGCTGACATTCCAGTAAACTTGTCCGTCTGTGCTTCACCGAACGAATCCATGTAACGAACACGAACCAACTTAGGACGTTTTATTTTAATGAAAAGATTTGGATAAGTCAAGCATCCTTCTTCCAACATAATCTGTTCAGTAGATACGTCAGCAATAACAGGATTGAACATTACCTTTGTTGGATTAGACCAAAGAACAAAAGCTCTATAGGGTAACCCACATTGATTAGCAGAGATACCAATACCCTTATAATGAACCATTGTTTCAATAAGGTTATTTGCAAGCTCGTGTGGATTGATTGGAGGATTACTGAAGTTGAATCTCTCCAGCTTTGTTCTAAGTAATGGATGATCCGGAGCAACTAAATCATATATCATTTATTAAATCCTTTTTCTTATACCATACCGGCAGGGAAAATCTTGAACCATGAGATAGTTGCATGACCCCGTGCTTATATTTGTTTCCATCAAAGAATACAGTCCTTCCAATAACAGGAGATACTACTGTACCATCTTCGAAGTATGTTTCACCACCTCTATAACTATTATTTAAATATGTTACAGAAGTAAATACAGTTTCATCGGACGATGTATCGTAGTGAAGACCAACTCCTGTCAAAGTAGGCCAGTAATTAAGTTCTGACCACTCAACCTCTATCAATGGATTTAACAAATAGGCATATTGTATGATGCTGTTCATTATTTCAACAAACTGTAAATCATCTCTAAAATTCTGTTCATTACTTATAATAGTCTTACCATGAAACAATGTTGATGGAATGTCTTGATGAAATTTATCAATACAATACCGAGCTTGCTTTTCTGATATTACATTATCAATAATTGATATCATTATTTCACCATCTGACTAAAGTTTTTTACTTTTTGGAATTTGATGACTGAGTGGAATTTATCGAACAACTGATCACCTTTGTGGGATATTATAAACAAGTTCGTGTCTGCAGTCAACGTGCTTATGATCTTCAAGAACTCTTCAGTGCCGTTATTGTCTAACGAACTATCAAATACTTCATCCATGATCAGTAAGTTAGTGGAAGCAGAGTTTCTCAGCTTACTGATTGCTCTCCATGTGAATAACAAAGCAAGGTCAATCCTCATCTTCTCACCCTCGGAGAACGACTCATAACAGAAATCATCACGATGTCTTGATTTGATAGTCTCTTCAAAGTTCTCATTCAACTCAAAGTTAACAAAGAAGTCCATTGCAGCCAAGTATTTGTTAACTAGTTTATTTATTACAGGAATATACTGCTTGATGATCTTAGTCTTAACACCAGAGTCTTTTAGTAGCACAGCTGCAACATCAAGAGCTGATTTGTCTTTCAGTAGCTCTTCTTTTGTATTGATGGCTGCCTTTAGAGTTCGTTTAATAGCACTTAACTCTTCTGCATCATCCGTGTGCTGCACTTCAATCTCGGATTGTAACAATTTTATTTCATCTTGTAACAGTTTAATTGTGTTCTGATATATCTTTACTTGTGTATTGTATTCTTGTATGTACGTACCTTGTTCTTCAATAAGAGAGTGTACATCAGAAATATCCATCAGTCTCTCATCCAGAGCTGCGATGAGTCCTTGCAAAGAAGACAGTGATGTTTCAACTTCCACTTTTTGTTTAGTCTTCTCTTCAATACTACCATCTTTAAAGTGAGCGTCTATATTCTGACTACAAGTTGGGCAACTTTCATGATCCTGTAAAAATACAATACCATCGTTTATGTTCTTTAGCTTATTCTCACCTGTACGTTTCAAATTAATGTAGTTAGAATACTTACCAGATACCGTATCCTCATCTACTATATTGCCTTTGAGAGTTATAATCTTCTCTCTGTGCTCCTTAATGACATCAAGAGCTATTTGCATATTACCAGTTACTTCTTTGAGCTGATTATTCTTTGCAGTGATGGTAGTCTGTTTATTGTCAGTAAGGGTCTTTACAAGTTTGTTATGCAGCTCAATCTTATCAGCTGCAACTTTCATCTCGTAAGAAACACTCGTAATCTCTTGTTTATTCAAAGCTACTTTTTCTTTTAGTAGAGTATTCATAACTGAGAAGATCTGTATGTCTAACAGGTCCTCAATAATCTCTCTACGATGAGCAGCTGGTAGTTGCATAAAAGGTGTAAACGATGCACTGCCAAGAATAACAATTTGCGAAAATGACTTGAAGTTTAGCTTGAGTATATTACCCTCAAGCATCTCTTGATACTCTCTAACATCGGAAGTCTGGTTCAACATATTACCATCACAGATGATATCGAAGACGTTCGGCTTCTGTCCTCTGCGAATCAGATACTGCTTACTACCAATAGAAAATTCCAACTCTACTAACATGCCCTTCTTGTTAATAGAGTTTACGAGTTGTGGCTTGTTAATCTTTCTGAACGGTTTAGCAAACAGAGCAAAACAGATAGCATCTAAGATGGTGCTCTTACCAGCACCATTCTCTCCAACAATTAATGTGGATTTAGATTTTCTAAAGTTTACTTCTGTCCAAGCATCACCAGTAGATAGAATATTCTTCCAACGGATCACTGAAAATAATATCATAGTGCTTTATTGTAGGGTGGAGAAGTGCTGGAGTGAAGTCTGGCAGACTTTGGGTGGATCACTTTGCCCAGCACTTCTCCGTAGAGTGTTAAGCTGACTCTAGGTTGATCGCTTCATTATACAGGTTTCTGAGTAATTTGTCAAGACGTGCTTTGTCTGTCTGCGTCTCTAGTTGCTCACAAAACTTGGATAGTATGGTCATTGTATCTTCTGCATCTTCAATAATTTCATTATCATCCACAAGATCTTGGTGCATGTGATCATCAACTACTTGCAGATCAGCGACACCAGCCTTTTCCAACTTATCAATTAACACATCAAACTTTGCTTGTAGGTCTCTGTTCTGAACAATAACCTTCACAAACGTATCCTTTAAATGACTGTAGTCACCAATATTATATTCTTTGTTGAAGAATATCTTATGGAACATCCCGTTAGGGTTCTGTATAAACTCTAACTCTCTTGTCTCTGTGTCGAAGATGTGGAACCCTCTTGGGTCTTCGTAATCAGCCCACGTAAGCTCATAAGGATTTCCGAGATAGTGAATATTGCCAGAGTTTGAACGATGATGAAAGTGACCAGTACAAACAAGATCAAATTGCTCGAATATTTTAGAATCAAATCCATGGTCGTTTACCTGTCCTTTATACATTTGGAAACCAGCTAATTCAAGATGACCAAAGCACACTTGCGCTCTTGTACTGTTAATCATCGCCATTACTTCTTGGTAGTTGTCAGTGCATATCCACGGCAGCATCAATATATCTAGACCATCGTATGTTAGCTCTACCGGGTCACTGTAAGGTGTTATATTATTGTAGTCTC